CCCAGATCGTACCACTGTTGCACAATGCTGTGAGTTACTGAAAGACTAGGACGACCTGTTGGGACACGATTGGCTTTCGCCTTCGCCATCCCGTCAGAGTCCATTTCGGTCAGTAATTTCACCGCTTGGAGCATTGTCGGTAAACCTCTAGGTTCGGACGTATCACCGGGTATAATATCAACCCGAGACTCGTCGGACCTACTCGACAAACGCCACAACTCAGCTAATAAATAGCCGGGTCTCTCTTCAAGGTAATAATTACCAGTCTCTGCCACGTGCTTCGCAACAAATCCTTCGATTTGATGCTTCGCGCGGCTGGGGGTAGATTCATCAAAGTTCGAGATGAACCCACCATCCCCAAGTCCTTCTGGTATTCGAAGCCTAAACGACTTCGGTACTGAATGGACAAGGAGTTCAAATGTAGGACGGAATTTAGCGTCGCAAGAAGTTTTATTGTTCTCGCGATGAGCTAGACGACGAACTGCATTTGCCAGGCGATAAACCGCCAGAGTTGAAGAAACTTTATCTTTAAGATAAAGGGGCTTTACGTCGAAACCCTCAAACCAATGGGCCCCGCAGCTCTCGCGAAAACTAGAAGAGACGTAAGTCTTCTTCATGTTAATACGAAAGCCATAGAAGTCCATCATTTGAGAGAAAAGGCCGAATGCCGACGTCGGTATTATGACGTCATCCCCGTAGACACTTACTGTTTCTTGAGAGTCTACAAATTCTGCGCAGCATTTAGAAACTGCATAGAATATAAGGGACTGAAGAGGAAAGGTGAAGCCGTTTCCCATAGAGGAAAACTTCTCCCATCTAACCTGTTCAGCATTCAGACTACCGAAGTGCGACCTGCACGAATCGAGAACGGCGAACCATTTAGGGGGAAGTAACTCCCTGACAACGGACGTCGCGATCGAGTCGCTCGCAGACCTCAAGTCAACCGTCGCCAAATCACCAGATATAGAACCCTGGCGAGCTAGCAATTGATTGACAGACTGGTCACGAAGGTCAACACCCACCCAAAGAAGCTTCTTCATAAGCATATCACCAACGGATTTCTGGAACCAAAGATTAATTCCAGGTTCGATGGCGATAACGCGGTTTGTCGAAGCATCCTTAGGTACAGTGACAACTTTATTACCGACCTGAAAGTGCGGAAAACCTTGCGCTTTCAGGTGTTGAGCCCAATGAGGATAACACATCTCAAAAGTCTCAATTGGTAGTAAAGAGTACAGATCTCGCGTTATTCCAATTTCACATTGGAACTTGTTAACCGGACTGGACCTCTTTCTCTTTATCAGAGTAGAAGCACCAGGACCCCAGTTAGCATCCAGAAAGAACGCCCCAGAACTAAACTCGCCAAGAATCTTAGATATTTTACGTACAACTGCGTGATGCAGGTATACGACGTCGCCCGAATATAAAGGGTCTCGTTCTAAGAATCTGAATCGAGAATTAGTTGCTCTGCATAGGTCCTCAAACTCTGAGAACTTAGTAAAGGCAACTTCGTCCAAATCATAGTCAAGGGATAACCCCTTAAACTTTGAAAGGAACTTAGTCGCACAATACGCACTGCGGAGTTCGCCAACACTGTTATAGTGTAACGGATCAAATGCAAGATTCGCCAGCTGACTATGCTCGTTTTCACGATACATAAGCCAGACTGTCAAAGCCCGCGGATGATCCAGCGATTGGAGAAAGCTTTCTATAGCTAGACTCTCTCGAGCCTGCGTTACGCGAAAGTTACTAAGCCCATTAATAAGCTTAGAACCATACTTTTTAAAAGACATGGTTGCGTTACTCCGGTGAATTTACAGCTAAATTCGCTTAGTAAGGCGAATCGAGTTGACCAACAGCGTCAACGACAGGAGACCCAGTAGCATCTGTGGGCGACCCATCGGAAGCGTTGATGGTTACGAACAGAAGCGAACGCACCATATTCAGCAGAGCAAAACGCTCGGCCGAGGTGCTACGCTCTGGCAGTATAAATTCACCTACGAAGGTGCAGTCATACGCTTTCGTCGGGGCCGGCTGAATGCCGGACGCCGTCGAAGGAGCAGTGACCTCCAACGTAGGAGCAACGACTTTCAACACCACTTTGTTCAAACGGGAAGTCTTGGTAGGCAACCTGTTTGACATCGTGATGGTGGGATAACCGATGGCGATTCCGCCACTACGGTCAACCCAACGCGCAACACCAGGCAAGACGAAGCCTTGAGGGTCGAACGTTCTGTCCACTCCTACAGTCGCGCTATTTGAAGTAAGCACGCTTGTAAGGATACCGGACGTCTTGATTTGTGCAATAGCACTCATCTTGATTTCACTCCATGTGATGCATGAAAGAGCCGTCTCTACTTACCGAAGATGCCTTTAAGTAATGCTAACCCGTTCGCGATATGTACGCCGTGAGCGTCAATAGGAGATTTTAATTCCGGAAAAGACATTGAGGGAAATCCACTAAGGAAATTCCGATCTAGTCTAACCGATTCCCGTTGCCAACCACCGTAGTACTGCTCGTTAACGTGCGCAAAAACAGGGGCACCAGAGTAAGCCAAGCTCTTGAGTGTATTCTCTCTAGTAAACTGGACTTCGAACCCATCGACGAATTGCATTCCATCCCAAGAAGAGATGGTTTCCAAATACGGACCGATAGGCAAGAACCAGTCTACGACGAAAGAAAACGGAAGTACTTCCCAACCGAGATTGATGGGATTTGTGAAGCCAGTCTGCGCAAGAAAACTAACGAGATTATCATCCCGATAATAACGCATGCCGAATTTAGACGTGGTTGTGGTTTTACGAACCTCAAACCCCATCTTAACTCCGGTAGTGTTATGAGTCAGGTTGAACTTCTCAACTTTAGTTGTAGATGCAGCAGCCCGGACCGTTCTCACCCGAGGACTAGTCTGATAATATTCAGCTAGTGCACGCATTGACCCATCTATGTCCATAAGAAGAGGCTTCCAACCGTACTGAACCGCAAGCCAGTTATTGGCGAACGACTTAGATTCGGAAGGCTGCTTCCCTTTACGATATACAGGGGTCTTGCCATGCCAAAGAAGGTTGGTCGCACGACTAATATTGCCTTTTTTAAGGGCAATTGCAGAACCTGCGATCCGGCTAACAACATCAGAGATGGTGCGAGCCGTTTGACGAAACTGAGTAAGGTCTTGAGCTAGATTAGCATCAAGTCCAGACCCACAAACGTCGATAAGCTTCTTTATAGCCTTATTTCTCGCCAGTGCAAGATGCGCTGGAGGGAAAGTGGGGGAGACTCCCGCTGGACCAGTACCGAAAGCAGAACTAAAAGAATTGATACTAATAGCGCAATCTGGGCTCGGTGTATTGAGCGACAGAAAGTCGATATGAGATATTTCAATTCCTAAGTCAAGCGTTCGATGCTCGCTCATGCTATGGTTATTAACCGGTCGCTGCGAACGTTTCAAACGGCCAAAGTTAGGAGTGCGAGTACCAGTCCATTCACGCCTATAAGATTCATAAGATGTTACGGTATTACCCGTAAGAACATCATTAGAAATCTCAAGGTGAGAAAGGTTAGTATTTCGCACTTCAGGCGAAGGCCGAAGATTCGAAGCATATGAGCGTGTCAAACGAGGGCGAACAGGTTTAACCATTCGCGACACGGACCGAATGTTCTTAGAAACCATTCGGCGCAGTTGTAAATCACTCGGAACAGGGACAAGACCGACGCCGTTTTTAGTGACGGTGGAGCTCGTCTTTATCCTTATAGATTTACTATACCCACGAACCGTACCAGTATAGAAGATTGTGGTGAGCATCACCTTAAAGGGTCGAGGTACTTCTAGCGAGCGAACCCAGAGACGCCGAAATAACCGAGAAAACTCGGAAAGTTCCGGCGACTCGAAGACGAGCGAGCCAGTCGCACTATAAACCCGAATAATGTGAAACACACCAGTTTTAACTATACGAGACGGTAACTGGGCACCGGCCACTTGTAAGGCCGACCGCAGCTTCAATATGGAAACAGGCAACGAGAAAGGGTATCTAACATAAGTCATATGAAAAGATCCCCCAAAACGAAGCAAGGGCCCATACAGCAAGTAACAACATCGCAGGGAGGAACGACAGGGACCATGATGATTACTGTTATAAAATACAGTAAGAACCAGAACTCCATGTCATACCTCCTTAGATGTTGACTGCACATTACTGTGCAGGTGTGACATCACTAGTCGACGGCAATGCCGCATTAGAAAGAGTGTAATTCAACCTGCTCTTTGTGATCAGAAAACCGATCACGCAAGCAAGTATGATACACACGATTTTGTACGGCATAGCAATCTCCTAAGTGATGTTATAAACCATCCGGATGTGTGAACAACTCACTGAGAAAGAACCCCAATAAGCATATTGACACAGAAATCCAGATCGTCGACACTAGAAGACTCGACTGAGAGAACACGCTCGGCCTCGGAGATACACCTCCTAGATACTTCGTATTCACGAAGAACCAAAGGATGTGAACCTGCGGGTGGCACGGACGTGTACTCTTTCGTACGAACAACTAGTAATGCGACTAACTGAGACAGCTGGGCTTTATGCATAGCAAGGACTCCTCAAGAGATTGA